TTTAATTTTGACGAATATTAACAAATAATATCATACTCTAGAACAGATGAATTAAATTAATTCATTATGATACTAGAAATAGATACAAGTCTATTAAAAAAGATAGACAATCTTTCATTAAGTCAGCTAGTATTTTTAAATCTTGTATTAGACAATAATCAAAAATCTATCAAAGAGGTCAAAGACATCGTTAGCCAGGTCAGCGACAATGATATACAAGATTTAATCAATAGAGGATTTCTTATTAGAGAAGAAAAAGCTAAGAAAGTTTCATATAAAGAAACTGAACTATTAGTAAATATTATTACTGGTAATGCAGATTTATTTGAAGAATTTAAGAAGCATTATCCTATAGTAGTAGTAAGACCTGATGGTACTAAAGGCTTTTTACAAGGTAATTCAAAGAAATGTAGAACTTTATATAATAAAATAGTTAAAAATGATACTATTTTACATAACCATATCATTCAATGTCTAGAAAAAGAAGTATCTGACAAACTTATGAGTGGTAAGATAGGTTATATGAAGACTATGTGGAAATGGCTTACTAATTCTGAATGGGAAATTTATGAAGAACAAATTAATGAACCAATAAAAGATAATCTCTATGGAACAGAACTTATCTAGTCCCTTACCATTTAAACATATATCCGTAGCTGCTGATGAAGCAGTTACTTATATAAAACAGCGTAAGAATCATGAAATTGAACCACTTAAAAGTAGGTGGAATAAATTTAATTTTATGTGCTGTGGTGGTATTGAACCAGGATGTGTTTATACTATAGTAGGAGCTTCTGGTACTGGTAAATCATCATTTGTAAATACGCTTGAAACTGACTTAATTGAACTTAATCCTGATAAGGAATTAGTTGTATTATCATTTTCTTTTGAAATGCTCTCTAGTAGACAAGTAGGAAGAAAGCTATCTAATAAGTTGCGTCACACAACTTCAGAGCTGTATAGTGCATCAGAAGATGTTTCTGATAGTTTGCTACAGGATATTGAAAAAGAAGTAGAAGTTATTAAACAATATCCCATCTACTATGTAGATGAATCAGCTACAGTAAGTAAGATAGAAGATACTATAACATATTTTCAAAATACGATTGCAAAAGATAAATGGCTTATTATATTTCTAGATCATACATTATTGGTCGAAGGAAATGATACTAATGACGAGCGTAAAATTATAGCAGCATTAGAAAGAGTATTTATCAGAGCTAAGAAAGTTGGCAAAACAAGTATAATTCAACTTTCTCAAATGAATCGTAATATTGAAATGCCTGAAAGGATTATAAATCCATCAAGTCATTATCCTATGAGAAGTGACTTATCATCCTCAGATTCTGTGTTTCAAGGTAGTGATGTTATAGCAGTTTTATCAAGACCTGAAACATTAGGTATTACTGCATACGGACCGTCACGATTACCTGTACAAAATAAAGTATATCTACACTTTTTAAAAGTTAGAGAAGGCAAATTAGCCATACTTGAATATGAGAACGATCTGCAATATAACAACTTAATTGAAGTAGATAGATCTGAGAATAAACCACAGTATTAATTTAATTTTTGGCTAACATGACTACAACATTTTTGAATAAAAAGGGTAACAATAATAACTTTAACTTTAACACTTATGATTTCTTGAATCCGTATTACGAGAAAATCAGTAAGAAAAAAGATGATAATTATATTGATAATCTTCTGACAAAAGCCTTTAAGAATCTGGTTCCTTGGGCAAAGAAAGAAGATAAGAAAGATAATATTTATATCATCTTCGGTGATGAACCGACGAAGAAATATACGTTTGAGAAGCCGAGTTTTACAATTACAAATATTTCTCCTACTTCTCTGAATGTGGAATGGAATAAAGCAGCTACACATTTATTAGAATGTGCATATTATGCTAATAATCCTACTTATGATTTTATTATCTGTGATACACCGATTAAAATTCATGGTAATTATATTCAGGTAGGTTCAGAAATTATTCCGACATTCACTCGTTCTGATTTCTTTACAACTATGAAGAAAGAAGATCAGATTAATATTTATAATATTGCAGTAGAAATTAACGCTATTTTTGCTGCGTAATTGTTAACAAAACTTTTCAGATTCTTTCAAATTTTATCAAATTCTTTCGTAACTTATCAAATTATATCTGGAAAGGTAAAAATATCTTAATATGATAGTATTACCTACAGAAAAAGTAAAAGCAAAAGTAAATAATCCTAGATTTTTGATTATTTACGGTCGACCTAAAACTGGTAAGACTAGTTGTGTAGCAGCTCTAGAGAATAATTTAATTATTGATCTAGAAGGTGGATCTGAATTCTTAGATGCATTGGCAGTACAAGCGAGAACTGTTAATGATTTTGCTGATATTGCAAATGCAATCAGAGAAAAGATCAAAGAAACAGGTAAAAAGCCCTATAAATATATTACTATAGATAATGCCACACGACTAGAAGAAATATGTCTACCTTATGCAGGTACTCTCTATAAAGCTCAACCTCAAGGAAAATCTTGGCAAGGTACTGATGTTAGATTGCTTCCACAAGGAGCAGGATATCAATATATTAGACTTGCTGTAAGAAAAGTTATCGATATGTTTAAAGAACTTACTGATAACTTAATTCTTATTGGTCATACTAAGGATAAAATGATTAATAAGAATGGTGAGGATATGACAGAAATGTCCTTAGATCTTGTAGGTAAACTAGGAGATATTATATGTGGTGAAGCTGATGCAGTAGGTTTTATGTATCGAAAAGGTAATGAAACAATTATCAATTTCGATAGTAAAGATGAAACTACAAAAGGAGCAAGAGCACCACATTTGCGTGAGCAAAAAATAGTAATTGCAGAAAGCAATGAAAACAATGAATTAACATTTCATTGGGACAGAATTTATTTACCAGAAGTTTAAGTTAACCAAAATTAAAGAATATGTATAGTTCCGAAAGAGCCAAAACTATTGTAAAAAAAGACGTAGCATACTTGTCAGCAGGTATTGAAGATAACGTAATGTTAACTGTAGTAAGATTTGATAAATCTATCAATGGTAATAGTTTTATTGAATTTAAGTTTGAAAAAGAAGGTAAATTGCTGATGCATACTGAGTGGGAACCTTCTAAGAGATCTGATGAAACTGAAGAAAGTTTTCAGAATAAATGTGATAATCAATTTTCAAGAATTGAACAAATTTTGAAATGTTATTATTCTAATGCTGAAGATCGTAAATTTATCGGTGAAAACTTCACTCAGTTTGCTCAATGGGTAACAGAAATGCTGAATAAAGCAGATTTGACTACTTTGTTGAGAGTTAAAATTGTATACAATAATAGTGGTTATACTACATTACCGAAGTATGCAAAATATACGTTTATTGAACCAATGTCTTTGGTAAACGAAAATAAATCTGTTATTGTAAAATTAGGTATAGATCAATTCGAGAAGCCTGTTGTAGCAGATTTAGAAAAATCTAATCCAAGTCCTTTCTCTATGGGAAGTTCTATGGATGAAAATAATAGCGCCGATCCTAATGGATTGCCGTTTTAAGATATAATTCTATTTGCGCAATAGAACGAAGACTATACTACCTCTGACTTTTGTTATGTAAGTATACCAGATCGTAGGCTGGCACTGACCACACAGGGGGTATTGTTAAAGGTGGAGCAATGTCTAATGGTTAGACTCGTGGGGATCGTTACCCCACATTGCACTTATTTAAATTTATATCATATGTATGACTCTACAAAAATAAAACAGCAAGATACTCCAATTACTTTGGATTATATCTTATCAAAAGTCACAGAATATGATATTTACGCTAGATATATTGGACAATTTAAGATTGGTTTTATATATAATAGTCCATTTAGAGAAGATAAAAATCCTTCATTTGGAATATTCAGAAGTAGAAAATCAGGTAAATTACTATTTAAAGATCATGGAAATGGTGAATGTGGAGATGTTATTAAATTTGTAGAGCTTTATACAGGTTTAACAAATTATAATGACATATTAAACCGTATAGTAACTGATATGTCTATTACTAATAATACCAAACTTAAAAGTATAAAGCAATATGAATCTAAAGACACTGTAATAGGTGTTGTTAGACAAGATTGGACAGATGTTGATAAACAATATTGGTCACAATTTGGTATTACTAAGGAAACATTAACTAAATTTAATGTATTTAGTATAAAATACTATTTATGTGATGGTATCGTTAAAGGTATATATAAGAATGAAAATCCTATGTATGCTTATAAAGTATATGATCATTTTAAAATTTATAGACCATTAGCAGATAAATATACTAAGTGGCGTAATAATCTAACTCCTTATGACATTCAAGGATATGAACAATTACCTAAAAAAGGTGATTTATTGATTATTACCAAGTCATTAAAAGATGTTATGTGTTTATATGAAATGGGATATACTGCAATATCACCATCTTCAGAAAGTACTTTTCTTACTTCAGACGTTATAGATGATCTTAAGCTTCGATTTAAGCGCATTTTAATATGTTTTGATAGAGATATTTCTGGAGTAAAGAATATGCGTAAAATAAGCCTTAAAACAGGCTTAAAAGGCTTTCTAGTACATAAAAAATGGAAAGCTAAAGATATATCAGATGCGATAAAACTAAACGGATTTGAAGTTATTAAAAATTGGTTAAAAGAAACATTATGATATGGTTTACTTCAGATCTACATTTCTTTCATGATCGAATACTAGAATTTCATCCAAAACGTAAAGAACTATTTGGAGATACTGTTGAAAAAGCTAAAGAAGCTATGATACAATTGTGGAATTCCAGAGTAAATAAGAAAGATACAGTGTATATTCTTGGTGATTTAGCATTTGGTGAAGTAGAAGATAAAAGAAAACTATTTCAAAGACTAAATGGTAATAAAGTATTAATACTTGGTAATCATGATAAAATACCAGATCATTTAAAATGTTATTTTAATCATATTACTCAAATTAAGAATATTAAGTTTAAGAAATCTGTATATAATTTCTTATATAAAGATTTAGAAGTGATAATGTGTCATTTTCCAATGTTGAGTTGGGAACATAAAGATAAAGGATCTGTTATGATACATGGTCACTGTCATGGAAAAGTAGATCAAATAAATATAGATTCTAAAGAATTAAGAGTAGATGTAGGTATAGATGGAAATCTAGCTAATTATGACTTAATATCTTTAGAAAAACTTTCTAAATATTTAAACAAAATAGAAAAAGATGGTAACAACATTTGAATTAGCACTAATTGTATTTATTTCTAATATTGGTGCTACAATGGTCTGTGAAGGAATTGAAACTCTAGTAGAAGCGTATGAAAACTACAAGAAGAAAAAGAAAAATCTCACAGAACAAAAAGATTAAAAATGCTACACCTAATACATATGATGGAATAAAATTTAAGTCTCAATTAGAAACTTATGTTTATAAACAATTAAAGGCTCATAATCTCAAAGCAGAATATGAGCCTATTAAGTTTGAATTAATTCCATCATTTACATTTTGTGGCAAAAAGATTCGTGCTATGACTTATACTCCAGATTTTGTTGGAGATAATTTTATTATCGAAGCTAAAGGAAGACCTAATGATGTATGGCCTTATAAATGGAAATGGTTTATGTGGTCATTATTAAACAAAGGTTTAGCTGAAAAGTATAAGTTATTTGTAGTACATAATCATAAAGAAACAGATGAGTGTATTAGACAAATTCAAGGAAAACAATAAAGTAGAAGAGATTAAATTTATTTCTACTAACACTTTCTTTAATGATAAATTTAACGAATATTTATTTATTAGAGAAAACCAAAAAAAATCTAAGAAAATAGGATATGAAAATAACTGCGATTAGTGATTTACATGGTAATCTTATTGATATAGAACCATGTGATACATTATTGATTTGTGGAGATATTTCACCATTAGAAATTCAAAGAGACTATATACAAATGACTAAATGGTTCTTTAATGAGTTTCAAAAATGGATTATGAATCTACCTTGTGATAGAGTAATACTTACTCCAGGTAATCATGATTTCTGGTTTGAAAAAATGATTACTCAACCTCAAACATATTTGTTTGATAAATTAACTATTTTGATTAACGGAGAAGCAAATATTTATTCAGACACAGATGATAGATACTACAAAATATTTGGTACACCTTATTGTAAAAAATTTGGGAATTGGGCGTATATGCCTGGTAATACTATATTACCAAGTGTTTATAGTACTATACCAAAAAATGTAGATATATTAATGTGTCATGATTCTCCCCAAGTAGGATATGTAGCAAATATTATGGAACAGAAAAGTGAGACATATCCCAATGGTGTACCAGCAGGTAATATCTATTTATTTGATGAAATTGTAGAAAAGAAACCTAAGTATGTATTATCTGGACACATTCATTCCGGAGATCACACATTACAAGAGTACGCAGGTACAAAATATGCTAATGTAAGTATATTAGATGAATCTTATTCGATTAATTATAAACCACTAACATTTGAACTATGAAAAATTACGAAAAGATTAACGTTAAGTTAGACGAACAGAATATGGTTGAAGGATTTAATCAGATAGAATTAGATATTATGTTATCTTGCGATGAGTATAACGATATGATGACTTACGCTAGTATAAATGCATATGAAAATCTAATTTTATTTGAAGAGTAATGGATATATCTATACCGTATTATGAAGATCTTACTCGTATAAGTAATTCTAATATCGGATGGTTCTTAAAAAAAGGACCAAGATATCTTAAAGAAATGCTTGACGGAAAAGAAGGTCTAAAAGCTAGTTTTCTGGATAAAGGCACTATGATACATGAATATATTCTTCAACCAGAAGAATTTTGGAAAGATTATATTATATTAGATTTTGCAGTGCCCAAAGTAAAGCAACAAAAAGATTTACTTGAATTCTATTCTACTGCAAGACTAGTTGATCCTTTTGCATCTGAAGATGATATATTAATTATGAGTTATGAAGCAGCTTATAATAATAATAAATCTAAAGAGAAAAAGATTCAAGAAGCAAAAGAATTAGTAGAATTATATCAAAATTACATAGAATACTTTAGAAATAAAGATTCTAAAAAAGTAATATCATTTGCAGATCTTAATATGTTAAAAGCAATTAAAAAAAATATGGAAGATCATAAGAAAGCAAATGAATTATTATTTAACTATCCAGAAACATTTGAAGTT